GAGAACTTGCCTATATGGATGCAGCAAGGCGTAAAGACATGGAACAAAGGTGATGTTGACTTAGAGAATAACTGCCGTGTGTTCACAGCAGCGACAACAACATCTGGTATTCGAGGTAAATCTGTTAACTGGCTATACATTGACGAAGCTGCAATCATTCCGAATAATGTAGCAGACGAGTTTTTTGCATCAGTATATCCTACAATTTCTGCTGGTGAAACAACAAAGATTCTACTGACATCTACTCCTCTTGGTTATAATCACTTCTGGAAGTTCTGGAATGAAGCAGAGAAAGGCTCTAACGGCTTTACAAATCACTTCATCCACTACACAGAGATTCCTGGCAGAGACGAGAAGTGGGCAGAAGAGCAACTCAAACTGCTAGGCGAATTGAAGTTTACACAGGAAGTATTGTGTGAGTTTTTGGGTTCAAGCAATACTCTTATTAATGCAAGAACGATTGGAGCATTAAGTTCTAAAGATCCTCTATATGACAATCACGAAGGAAACAGTGTTGACATATACGAAGACCCTCAAGAAGATCATTATTATTGTATCACAGTAGACACTTCTAGAGGAATCGGAGGTGACTATTCAGCGTTTGTTGTGTTTGACATTACAGAAATGCCATACAAAGTTGTGGCAAAGTATAGAAACAACAAGATAGCACCTATGCTATATCCAAATGTTATAGCTAAAGTGGGAGAAGATTATAATAACGCTTTTGTTCTCATTGAAAACAATGACATTGGCGGACAAGTAGTAGAGATATTACATGAAGAAATAGAATACGACAATATCTTTAGTACAGTGACAGAAAAATCTAGACAGTATGTTTCACCTGGCTTTGGTAAGTCTACAAGGCTTGGTGTGAACACATCTAAACAAGTAAAGAGACAAGGGTGTTTTAACTTTAAGTCCCTTATGGAAGAAAAAAAACTATTAGTATTTGATGCTGACATAATTGCTGAGATATCTACATTTGTTGAGAAAGGAAATACTTACCAAGCAGATGAAGGATACAACGATGACTGCGTTATGTGCATGGTTCTGTTCGGTTGGTTGTCTACTATGCCATTTTTTAAAGAATTAGTAGATGTCAACACAAGAGAAGGACTTTATAAGCAAGAAATGCAAAGTATAAGTCAGAATCTTACTCCATTCGTCATGAGAAAGAGCAATGAAGAGGCCCCGGCATGGGTTGCTGGTGGAGATTACTGGTTGATGGACGATGAGTACAGTAAAAAGCTCAAAGAGTCAAAGTTCAAATACTAAAATTTTATAAATAATCAGACGAATAACAATAATTAAGTTGTCTGATTTTTAACGAGGAGAATAAATATGGCTTTTCAGCTATCACCTGGAGTCCAGGTAACAGAGAAAGACCTCACCTCAGTAGTACCTGCTGTCGGTACTTCTATTGGAGGATTCGCAGGCGAATTCCGTTGGGGTCCTGCTAATGAAATTATCACAATCAGTTCTGAAAACGAGTTGGTTGAAAGATTTCTAACTGCATCAGTAACTGATGTGGAACAATATCGTGGTTGGTTTGCAGCAGCATCATTTCTTGCATACACAAACACTTTAAAAATTGTTAGAGCGATTAACGCAGCAACTGCTCTCAATGCGGGATCAACTGCTGGCGTTCTTATCGAGAACGAGCTAGATTACACAGAAAATCATCAGTCCGGTTCAGGTTCAAATGGAATGTGGGCTGCTAGATGTCCTGGAGCAGCAGGTAATAGTCTGAAAGTTTCTTTTGCAGATAACTCTGATTATTCTACTTGGACATACAAAGCAGAGTTTGACTATGCTCCAGGCACAACTGCATTTGCTACAACCGCTGGTGGCTCTAATGACGAAATGCACATCATCGTTATTGACGAAGATGGTCTATTTACTGGAACAGCAGGAACAATTGTTGAAAAGTTTGCAGGCGTTTCTAAAGCACTAGATGCAATTGATTCATTTGGTGAATCAAACTACTACAAGAATGTTATACACAATAGATCAAAGTATATTTACTGGTGTGATCATCCTGCTGCTGAAACTACTTGGGGTACATTAGCTGCTGGTACTACATTCACAGACGCCCAAACAGAAGCAGAGTCTACTGTCTCTTTGACTGGTGGCGTTGACGGTACTCTAGCAGATGCAGACCTTCAATCAGCATTTTTGAAGTTTGGTAATGATGAAGAAGTTGATGTGAATCTAATCTTTACTGGAGCTGCTAGTGCATCAGTCGGTGGTTATGTTATCGACAATGTTGCAGAAATTCGCAAAGATTGTCTAGTATTCATTTCTCCTGCTGCTGCTTCAGTAGTTAATAATGTCGGCTCAGAAGCTACTGACATTGTTGCTGAGGTTGCATCAGCATCATATACTAGGAGCTCATTTGCCGTGTTCGATTCGGGCTACAAGTACATGTATGACAGATACTATGATCGTTACATTTATGTGCCTTGTAATGGCGACACAGCAGGACTTTGTGCAAACACTGACAATGTTGCTGATCCTTGGTTCTCTCCTGCAGGTTACAATAGAGGCGCAATCAAGAACGCACTAAAACTAGCATACTCGCCCAATAAGTCTGATCGTGATGCGCTCTACAAAGCAGGTGTAAATCCAATTGTTGGTTTCCCTGGTTCTGGTATCGTATTGTTTGGCGACAAGACTTTGCTTGATAAGCCAAGCGCATTTGACAGAATTAATGTTCGAAGATTGTTTATCACTCTTGAGAAAGCAATTGCTACTGCGGCTAAGTTCCAACTGTTTGAATTTAATGATGCATTCACAAGAGCGCAATTCAAGAATTTGGTCGAGCCATTCTTGCGTGACGTTCAAGGTAGAAGAGGCATCTACGACTTTAGAGTAGTATGTGATGAAAGCAACAATACTGGTCAAGTAATTGATTCAAATCAGTTTGTTGCGAGTATCTTTATTAAGCCAGCGAAGTCAATCAACTTCATTCAGCTTAATTTCATCGCTGCTAGAACAGGAATTTCTTTCGAAGAGATTGGCGCCTAAGCTTATAAATAAAAGTAAACAGGAGATATAAATGAACATTACAGAGTTTAAAGCTCGACTAGGTGCAGGAGGAGCAAGACCCAATCAGTTTAGGGTCTTGCTAGGATTCCCAAGCTATGTTGCGGGCGTAGATACTTCTTACAGCTTACTCGTTTCAGGCGCTGCTGTACCTGCATCCACTGTTAATCCAGCGATCATTCAGTACAGAGGTCGTGAAGTTAAACTGGCAGGTGAGCGTATCTTTGATCCTTGGACAATTACAGTTGTAAACGATACACAGCAATCACTTCGCCAGCCTTTCGAGCAGTGGATGGAAGGCATGAACGGAGTTAGAGATAACACAGGCGTACTAACACCTGCTGATTATCAAGCTGATATTGTAGTGCAACATCTAGACAGAAATGATGAAGTATTGCCAGGTGGCACATATACACTACGCAATGCTTTCCCAATTCAGATGTCTGAGATTGCTTTACAGTACGCACAGAACGACATTATTGAAGAATTTACAGTGACATTCCAGTATCAGAACTACGACAACTTTTAGTCGTAGTCTATGAAGAAGGATTTAATATAGAATGAATATATTTGGGTTTAACATCACTCGGGAGCAGCCGCCTAAGACTGAGAAGTCTTTCGTGGCTCCTTCTGATGAAGGTGGTGTAGAAAGCATACGAGCAGGTGGGTATTACGGTACCTACCTTGATCTCGAAGGCGTTGCGAATAACGAAGCAGAACTCATCAAGCGATACAGAGATATCTCTCTCATGGCTGATGTAGATACTGCTATTCAAGATATTATCGATGACGCTATTGCTAATCTTGACAACGAAGATCCTGTCACGCTAGACACGGATCAGTTGAAAGTTTCTGCTGCGGTCAAGAAACAAATTCAAGATGAGTTTGAGAACATAGTAGAGTTACTAGATTTTAAAAACAGATCCGCAGATTATTTCAGACGATGGTATGTTGACGGTCGTCTATATTTTCATAAAGTGATTGACACAGAAAATCCTAGAAAGGGTATTCGTGACATTCGCTATATTGACCCTCGTAAAATTACAAAGGTCAAGCAGATACACAAAGAGAAGAACGAGCAAGGCGTACAGTTTGTTAAGAAAGTTGAAGAGTTTTATATCTTCAACGAGAAAGGACTTTCTTCTAAGCCTAGCCAATACAAAGCGCCTGAGAATGACTCGGCACTCAAGATCACAAAAGATGCTATTACTTATTGTCCGTCTGGATTGATAGACCAAGATAAGAATATACCTCTTTCGTATTTGCACAAAGCCATTCGCCCTGCGAATCAACTTAGAATGATGGAGAATGCCGTAGTTATCTATAGAATTACGAGAGCTCCTGAGAGAAGAATATTTTATGTTGATGTTGGTAATCTACCTACCAATAAAGCAGAACAATACTTGAAAGACATCATGGATCGTTATCGTAACAAGCTAGTATATGATGCTAGTAGCGGTGAGATTCGTGACGATAAAAAGTTTATGTCTATGTTGGAAGACTTTTGGCTTCCCCGTAGAGAAGGCAGCAGTGGTACATCTATTGATACACTGCCTGCAGGACAGAATCTAGGTCAAATTGAAGATGTAGTTTACTTTCAGAAGAAACTATATCAAGCACTGAATGTGCCTGTTTCTCGTTTAGAACAGCAAGCAGGTCTTAACTTCGGTCGATCTGCTGAGATTAACAGAGACGAATTAAAGTTTACAAAGTTTGTTTCTAGATTGCGTAAAAAGTTTGGTGTGATGTTCGATGACTTGTTGAAGACACAACTCATATTAAAGAACATTATCACAGAAGATGATTGGACTGATATTAAAGATGATTTGTATTATAACTTTGCAAAAGACGCTTACTATGCAGAGTCAAAGAATCAAGAGATATTGAGAAGCCGTGTAGAAGTCTTGAATGGTATGTCAAGTTATATTGGTTCATTGTTTAGTAAAGCGTATGTTCAGAAAGAAGTGTTAATGCTCACTGACGAAGAAATCGCACAGATTGAAAAAGATTTAAAAGCTGAGCAGCCTTTTATTACACAAGATCAAGAACATCAAATGATGATGGCGCAACAAGCACAAGATCCAGAAGATGAAACAAATTCAGAACCAATTGAGGATACAGGAGAATAAAATGGATAGGCAA